TTCTCCATTACACATTAGATAATAAGTGATATTATCTTGCTTTACAACAAAAGGTTGCATTCCATTATCGGAAGTGTCTTGAATCGCAAGTCGGTAAAAAACCATTTTTCCGCGAGCAAGTGTTACTATTTTACAAGCATCAGGTCCACGATGTTGAATTTCTTGATATTTTTCTTGTTCTAGAGAGTAGCCCTGAGAAGTAATACATAGCCATATTCCGCACATTTTTTGAATGAAAATAAAATTTACTATACATTATCAATTTCTAGATTATGAAAAATTTTGCAACCTTGGATCTCAACAATGTCATATTATAATTTGGAACAATGTACACATTCTTCAAAGTAAGCGATTGAATTGTATTAGCAGCAAAATAACAATCCATATGAGGATACAAACTTCCTCCATTTAAAATAAAACTACATTGTTTGTTTTTCATACTAGAAAAAACATTGCCAAGTACATTCAAATTCCATTTAAAATTAACACGATTTGCATTAACTTGAAGAATGCATTTATTGAACTTGTTACATATGGCAGATATTTGAATTAATTGTCTTCCTTTCCAAATAAATGGTATTTCTATTACTTCACCTTTTATTTTGTATTGAATTAGCCAACTTTCCATTTTATCATTATCTTCTTCACATGGTATAAAATGATATACCAAATGTTTGATAAAAAGATTCGATGTGTGACTAATTAATAATTCTAAATCTTTGCTACAGAAGAGTTCAACTTTATTGTGCTCGGCAAAATTTTGAAAGAGATGTGGAAGATGCTCTAGTACCAATGAGAAACTCAAAAAAGATGCTATTGAAAATATGACATGATCTGGAATCATTTAGTGCTTGAAATTTTAAAATTACGACAAGATTCAGTTTTTATTTGAAACATTAGTTTAATCGATTTCGCTCTTTAACTTTTAACAATTTTTAACATACTCGACGAAATTATATCTTACACCGATGGGTAATTTTTCGATAACAGATTGTGGTAACTGTTCACAAGAATTTTGTGCAGTTTGAACAGGTAATGCAAAGGTATATTCTCCAGTATATTGATTAAAGTAAGCAAGTCCCCAATAGGAACCTGTGGTTAATCCAGCATAGTTGTAACTAAAAACTATAGCAGTGCTGCTAGGTGATGAAGAAAGAGTATTGTAATACATTCGATTAATTTTGGTAATCGAATAGCTTTTCTTCCAATACGCATAGTAAGATTGTAAAAGAGTGAAGTAAGCGCAGCGAGTGGTAGCTTGACAAATGTCAAATTGATGATGGTAACCCATTCTAATAGAATACAACTTTTTTTTAAATAATTTTCTATAGATAGTAATAATGAATTCTTGTTCAAAATGCAATACTACATCTTGCACGATTGTTGATTCCAACTGTTCTACAACCTGTACATTGAATCCTTGTGATTCCAACTATTGTTATTATGTTGAAATTGCCAAACAAGCAGGTATTATTATTTCTCCCTGCTTTGACACCTCCAAGTTGTCACCCGTCAGCGTTATCATCTTTTTGGATAATTTTTGCTCGACAATTTACAAGCATAGCAGCTCGTGCAGTCCCCAGCAATACACTATTATTATCACAGGAACTAACAGTCTCCCCATTGTTAAAAAATATCTTGAGAATAATCCAAATTTGTCCGCCACAAATGTACTTGCCAACATTACAAGTCTCAAGGCTCTCATTTTAATTCAACTACCAATTGAATCTATATATACCGATATTGGACTTGTATCAACATCCAACGGAACACAAATCGTGGTCGATAGCAATTTAACTAGTCAGCAAACTTTGATTTTATATGAACAATTCATTGCTTCACTTCTCAACAATACCCCTAATATCATCACTCATATAGTTAATGACCTTTCTACTGGTTTAATATCAAATAAAATTGGGTGTTGCATTCAGCAACTCATAAAGGCACTTGCTTGCTTTCCTTTTTCAAAGGCATTATTTGCCTTTCTTGCAACAAGGAATTTATTTTTGAATCAATCGATTCAACCATTCATGTTTGCCGGAGCGAATAACAAGTTTATTGTTAATATTCAAAATTTTCCCGGTACTCTGTTTATTGATCAAACCACTACAGTCAATTTACAATCAGGGTGTTGTCCTTCTTGTCCTCTAATCTATTCGTCTACCACCAATCGTTACTTTGTGACAAATAGCTGCTCTGTACCATTTCTTCAACAATATTACACCAAGCTTTTCTCGCCAGGAAGAGTTGAACTTGCAAACTTTATATCATCATTATCATCTTTTCTATTTATTATTGACATTGGGTCGTTTGAACTTCCCAATGGAACGACAATATCTTTAGTAATTAATATTGCGTCAACCGGTATTTTTTATTATACAAGCTCCGATATAGTGAATATTGCTATAAAAGTTTTGCTTACGAATCTAGACAAATATTTACAATATTCAATCAAAAATGGTATCCCTTCTGGACTAATTGACACATTATCAACAATAGCCAATTTACTAATTTTACTAAATGCCTTTGCAACGGATGATTGTGGTAAGTCTCTTCTTACTTATCTTGATTTATTTTTGAAATCGTTGATTTCGTTTCTATCATTCCCATCTTTGACTAATTTAGGTTTAGTAGTTGAAAATTTGTTAACACTGTTGACATTTTTGAAGAATAACGATATCATTTCAAATTACCAAAAATATAACAAAATCGTCAAAACTTTTCCTGTAGCAACAACAATCCTTTCCTATTTGCTCACATTAAGAGGTGAATTTTCCTGCAAAGGTTACAGTTCTTGTGAGAAAATTGTGATTGCTCTAATCTATTATGTTAGCAGCTTTGGCTTTGCTCCTCCACCAACCAATACTAATCTTTTATTTATTTCTGGAAGTTCTTTGATAAACTCTACAACAACCAGTGGCACTATAGGAAAACTTTCAATCTCTTTGGTACCAAATATTGCTGGAACTGTCTACGATCCAAACACTAATTATCTTTACGCTGTAAGCAGTAGTAATGCGAATTTGTATATATTTAATGCAACCACTGGGGAATCACTGAAAACAATACCACTTTCCCCTGAAATTATCTCAGGTTATACAACACAGTATAACGTCGAATATAGTAATGGGATTGCTGGAGCAAGTTATTTATCATTTTTTACAAGCAGTGGTGTTGCGCCGAATTTTCTAGTCAAGGTCTCGGTGGTTGCTAGTAATACAATAGGTCGTGTAACCAGTACAAAGTATTTTATCTCTGAATATACAATTAGTCCCTCTCTTTCAGTAACTCAAGGAGCGCCTCTCTATACACCATCTTTTGGTACAGAGGCTTTGCAGGCGGAAATAAATTATGGACTCTTGACACTTGAAACATCCAAAATACTGCTTGCCCAGGTGTTTAAAACTGGTGTAATCTATTTATTTGCTCTAGGGCAGACAATTCCATATTTAATTAATCTACCCGCAGAACCTGGACAATTTGTTCTTAATAAAAATATCTTTTATGCACCATTACCAAGCCTTGACCAATATGTTTATTATGACATTACTAAATTGTCAACATTTCCACTTACCATCGATGGAACAATAGATTTGGACTTTTCTCCTGTAGCCATGACAAGTGGTGTAGGACAGGATAGTACTTCCTTGTATATCTTTTCAAGCACAGGTGTTGTATATACCTACGATAGCACCTGTAATACTCTTGTTTCATCGTTCCAATCTTCGCTCACGGACGCTAACACTCCACAATTTATTTTGACTAATGAGACTGGCCTATTGTAACTCGTTCAAGTCTAAAAATGATAATGATTTTTTTTTAGAAACACAATATTAAATCACTACTACATGAAAATTATCGTTACAGAAAAGTTTGGACCAGATGGTGTTCTTCAAGAAAGAGTATCGGAATATATTGGTAATCATGAAATTAAAAAAGATCAAACAGAAAGCCATCCTCGTAAAAAACTAAATCGTAATTTAAATTTATATTTTAAACCCCAACAGGAAATAAGAATTAAGCAATACCCTAACTTTATTGGTAAATATGACGAAGAGCGAAATCAAATTGAGTACAATGGAAAATATTTCAAGTCGTTAAACGCCTTTCTTAAGGAAAAGAAGAAAGTACAAGTTAATGCTTGGGATTATTGTGAATGTAAACAGGACAATGATACTTGGATATTGTGTAGAAACCTGCCTACAATTGAATATTAGTAATGTAAAAATGATTCAATCAATAATTTATATTGGTTTATTATAAATGATACATGAATTTTACCTAAAAAATATTCTTCACTTGAAGGATTATAATGGCGCAAAAAATCATAAAAATCACATTATTGTTGCTGAACTTTTGTTTGAAGAAACAGAGGGCATTATTATTCGAAAGAGAACTTATCGTTACAATGATAATGTTCTTAGTTGGTTGAAATATTTTGTGTCTGCTGATTTTTATTACGGCGTATTAAATTTTTGTTCGACTTTAACAATTTCCAAGGAATCAAATACAATGAATGTTAAAGTACACGATATTGAAGACAAGTATTATAGTTTCTTTGCACAAATTAGGTTTGAAACTCTAGAAAGTAGTGGAACAAAGGTCACAATTGAAATTGAAAAATTTCAGTTAAAATATGATTCCATGCTACCTAATTGGGTAAAAAATAAAATGATACAACACATTATACATCAATTGGAAGAAGATATAAAAATGTATGATTCGTTGTACAATTAAAATGGTTCAATCTTGTAAAATCCATGCATTTCGCCTTGGGTGAATATTAAATTTTGATTAATCCAATCTTTTTGTTGTTGTGACAGCTTGTTGAAAAGCTTTTGCCACTCTTTCTGTGTAAATCTCTTTTCAATATATTTTTCAATAAAAGAGGCTACAAAAATATCTTCTTGATCTTCTAAATCCTGTTGGTCTTGCAAGTCTGGTAATTGAGCAACCGTTGATTGTTGTTGCTGTTGTATTTCCGGTGGAGGCATCGTATATAAACATCTTCCGAAGCCTCTTCGTAAGCATTCATTTCGCTCACCAAATCGAGCATATCCTGGCGGAAGAACTTCTTTGGTACCACAATATATTTTTGGGCGACTTGGGTCCAAGGGAACAGATTCAGCGTGTTTTGTTCCAAGTTTACCAGTATATTTGCATACACCGAATCCTCGCTTCATACATTCAAATATAGTTGCAAATTCATCATAACCATCGGGAAGAGTTTCACTATTACCACAATATTTTTTGACAGGCATTTTTTATAAACATTAAATTTTTTATTTTAGAAATAAAATGAAAGTTAGATTTTATGATAACGATTTAGAAATTGTTGGAGGAATAAGAGCAAACCTTCCACAAATTGAATGTATTCATGTAGAAGAAGTACCACATCCTTTTGTAACCAATCCTAGAGATCCAATGATATATTCAATTAATTATGAAACGGCTTTTCCGGGAAATTATTATATTGATATTATAAATTCTAGTTTTGCAAAATCAAAAGATCAACGAATAATACCATCACAAGCCATAACTGATGATTTAATAATTGAATTAATTGATTGGTGTTTACAAAATGCTTTGGAAGAAAAAGCTGTATTTTTTGACTGGGACCGAACATTAGCATGTACTGAAGGTTATTTACCAATGTATACAATATTTTCTAGATTGCCGGCTATCGATCAGGATTTGTTTATACAAACCCAATTAGAATACTTGGTGGGTGGACCAATTCGTCTTGCAAAAATTCAATTAATGTTTCGCATTCTACATTTATTTCAAGTCAAAATTTTTATAATGACAAATAATCAAGGAGGTTTGTCAGGCTTCCCCTCCTATCCTTATTTTTGTCAATTTGTAAAAATAGTCGACCCATCTTTTGATTTACAACATTTAATTTATAGTGGTGCAAGTAAAGTCTATGGTGGGAAATGGTTTCAACTATCCAAGCCACAAATTCGACAAATGTATAAACAAGCACCTATAGTTGTACAAAGATTACCAACACAACAAAAGAAACAACAAGCCAGGGTAAAAATACAACAATTAAAAGCTTTGACCGGCGCACAAAAACAACTAGGATTAAAGCAAGTGCAAAAGATTTTATCACAAGTAGTACAAAAGGCGTCATCAACAATGCCGTAAAGCGCGTGCATTATTCACTAGGCGATGAAATACTAATTTTGTGTCCAGAGTGCTCGTATTCTTCTTTATTCCATGGTTTTTTTGGAGTTACCGGAATTTCTTTAAAACAAAGAGGACATTTTGTATGTTGATGAGAAATGGCTTGTTCCATACAATTTTCGTGGAAAATATGGTTACACGGTAAATCATAAACTTTTCCTTGTAAAGTTTCCAAGCATATAAAACATTGTTTTTTGGAACAATCCGAATCATAGGGAACACTTTCCAAATTAATCTTGTATTCATTTGTTTTTTTAAATAATTCCTGATTATAAGTATCCATACTATTTTGAACTGCTTCGTTGAATCGATCTCCCTCTAGTAAATTGTCAAAAATGACACTAAACACATTGGATAGAATATTAGAAGAAGGATCATTATTATTATTATTTAATATCGGTATGAATAAACTATCCGAGGGTAAAAAATAGAAAGGATCATTGACATCTCGGGAACTCATTTTACAATATAGTATTTTTTTTTAAACCAGTAAAAAAAAATTACACTAACTATAGAAAGAAAAATGATTTCCAAAGAATCCAGACCCTGGGGAGAATTTCACATCCTTTATGACGAAGATTGTAAAATAAAGAGACTCGTTGTCTTTCCTCAAAAAAGACTTTCTTTACAAAGTCATCAACATCGCAAAGAATTTTGGCTTGTAATTAAAGGAGAAGGTAAAGCGCAACTTGACGATGAAATAAAGGACATTAAAGAAGGAAGCATCATTGTGATTGAAAGACAACAAAAACATCGATTAATGAATGATAAGGATACAAATAATTTGGAAATTATCGAAATTCAAACCGGAAGTTATTTTGGAGAGGATGATATTGTTCGTTATGAAGATGACTTTAAACGAGTGTAAGCTAATACAAGATGAGTTGTTGAATTTGATAAATTAATACTGGTGTCATTTGAAAACTCATAATTAGTGCCCAAATGGTATTGACGAGCCAAAAATCTGTTTTTCGGTAATATATTGCGCAAAAAAGACTCCACCCAATATATAATAAATACGGTACAAGCCAGCTAAATGTCGCCAATTGAAACGATTGAGCATTGTCTTTTGGTGTCGTTTTCCAAGAAAAACTACTGATACCCATTGACTTGACCAAAAATACAAACAATACCCTTTGCAGCATTGGAATCATGAATAAAGTCTCTTGTATGGATGTAATGATTGTTAATGTTGGTATCATTCGATGAAGATATACAAGCATTGCTCCATACGCGACGCAATATGGAGTAAAATACAATGCATACATCTTGTTGGTTAATTCACACATAAAGGTAGAGTCTATATAAAAGCTTAGTAATGGACATAGCATCAATACTACAAAAAATACAGAAATAAACGGTGAAAGCCCTGAAAATAAGTAGATCCATTGATGAATAAAAGGTAATTTCCAAATTCGATAAAAAGACTTTGAAAATATGATTTGTAAACCACCCATTGCCCATCGAGAACGCTGATTAAAAAAATCGACCAATGTAAATGGCGAATAACCACAAGCTAATATTTCTGGGCAATATTTAGTTTCTATTTTCATCGAATGCATCAATAGTGAAGTTTTAAAATCTTCCGTCAAGCTTCCTGTCTGAAATCCTCCAATTTTTGTCAAAACACTACGCTGAAACAAACAATTGGTTCCGCAGCATGGAACTCCTAAATAGAATTCGTTCCACGCGCGCAACACAACTTGATAGAAAAAATAATAATGTTGTCCCAAAAAATCAAAACCCTTGATATTTTCAAAATGCTGCGGACTCTGTACAAAACCATAATGTAGATTTTGTTCCTTGTACAAGTATGGAACAAGAATTTGAAGTATTTGGGGATAAGGTGCCATATCGCAATCCAAAATCAACACTAGGTCTCCTTTGTATTTGTATTCTGCTCCCTCCATTGCAAATAATGTATCATTTACATTTCCAGCTTTTGCGTGACCCTTTATAAAAAATCTTGTCTTGTAATATATATTTGGATATTCTAATACAAGAGACTGCAAGTCAACATCTTTTGCATCATCAGATATGACGACAGATAATTTTTCCTTGGGATAATTAATGCCCGTTATTGCATCCATGGTTCGTTGAAGAACTGTTGTACCTTCTCCACAAGTGGGGACAATAATCAAGACAGAAGGATATTCGGGATTAGGGGTGGGTTGTTCTACTGATGAAGATGACGCCTTGGCACGAGATCTTCTAGTTCCTTCGACAAGAATAATCATATTAATAACTCCCAAGACGAGAACAAATGATTCCGCAAATAAAACAGTTAAAGGAAATGATGAAAAACAAACTGTTTCCCATCTTTTCATCAAATAAAAAAAACAAGGTACAAGTAAAAATACTGAAGACCATGGAAACATTTTAGAGAGGATTTAAATTTGGTATTCAAATGTTTAAATGAATCAATTCTTGGTTTTTTAAATTTCAAGATTCATTATCACAGCTTCCAACGGTTTGCTTTTACCTGTCTTTTCAAATCCCAATCGTTGATAAAACTTTTGTGCCAATACATTATCATTCAAAACCATCAATTGAATAGTTTTTAAATGCGGTATAGCAGTTTTGATAGTCAATCGACACAATTCGAAAAGGAGAGTTCCATACCCCTGAGATCGAAACTTTGGATTGGTACAAAAATTCCATAATTCAGCCTTTTGTCCGCAAATACGAATAGTCAAATACGAAATGATAGTATTCTTCAATACTAAATAAAAACAAAAATCATTGGTGTCATGATGACTTGATGCATCAACTTTAAAATCATTATAATCCTGTTCGGAACCAAAACTAGTGTGTAAAAGCTTTGCAAGCTTTGGAATTAAATGTTTTGGTTGGTGTTGCCATTTTTTATAAATTTTTAATTGTACCATGATTTATTAAATTAAAAATTAAAAATTCTTGTTGGCAATTGATCCTCGTAACATTGGATGATAACTATATAATTCTCTGCTCGTTAAAGTAAAAATTTTAGGTTCCGAGTCTTTGTCATAAAAAAGACATGTTATGTTTTCTTCGGCTGTGGGGACCGTTTCAGGAAATAAATGAAAAAGCAGAAATAATATCTTTTTACATAGCTCTTGTCTCTTGATGACAACATCTTGTGTTGGTTCTTTAAGCTCTAATTGAAACATGAATATGCTTTTAAACCATTCTTTAAAATTAATTTTTTTGAGAGATAAAAAGGGCAATAATTTTAGTAATCTATTTTCTAACTTTCTCTTGAACTGGTCTAAAATAGGGTCCAAATCTTCATCATTAAAGATTGCACTTTCATATAGTGATTTATGTTGATCGTACACCTCTTCCACAATTGTCATTAATTGTTTTTTAATGGCATCACTACGGCTTTGTTCTGTAATATAGTTGCAAGATTCGAGATGTGGTTTTAAAATCGTTGTCAAATTTTCAATGGAGCATTCCTTAAAACCAATATAAAAATGTTCAATAAAAAGCAATGGAATGTTTAATTCTTTCATTTCATATTTGCGAAGTTTACAAAAAGAACAATCCATTTTATTTTCCTTTTCTAATTGCTGAAAAAGAATGGCAAGTTGTTTGAATGGTAAAGATATATTTTCTCGCTTTGCTGCATTTTTATACACATGTTGAATAAAATTCAAAATTTGATGATCCAACTGATAAGGACATCCCTCCCAGCTTTTGGGAACTTCATTTCTATATTCAATTTCCCAAAAGCCCGGTAATGGCGTATAAATTAAATCACTATTGATTTTAAAAAATCCATGCTTTTTAGGTTCATTCGATTCAACCAAATAAACTTGGTTAAAATCTGGAATAAAATGAATGTCCCATAACATTTTACAAAATGTGTATTGAAGAGTTTCTAATATCGTGTTGAATTCATTTGTAAATGAGAAAAACCTATTAAACTCCATTTATGATGTAGTTTCTAGTTTCTTAAACCGTTTAATCGAATTTGTTGAAGCTTGGAATATTCCCATCCGTGGTTACACATTGGACACACAGATCTAGTCTTGAGCCATCGTTGAATACAATCTTGATGGAAAGCGTGATTACATTCCCCAAAGGCCACAGTAAAGCTTGCATTATCTTGGTTATTGGCATCAAATTCAATCGATGGCTCTTCTAGAGAATTTCGACAAATCGCACAAGTATCAATATTAAGTTCCCATGACCATTTGGTAACGGGATTCCAACTTTTAACAGTAAATGTAGGTTGCATTTTAAGGTTGAAATTAAACAAATGGATGAAAATCAATTTTTAAAATACAAAAAAAAAATTGATTATTATATGTTTCCATGATTGTTTAGCAAAATGAAAAGATTCTTTACAACACTAACCAACAATTATAATGCAAAAACTGCTTTTCAAAAATCGTGTTACTACAAGATTGATTTTAAAATCCCAGAAAATGCAACCGTATACCAAGCTGTGCAAAAATTTGCCGCGTACAATATTGGGTGTTTGGCGGTCACTAACAATGACAAAGTCGTGGGTGTAATTTCAGAGCGTGATTATATTACTAAAATTGCTTTACTAGGAAGATCATCAAAAGAAACAAAGATTAGTGAAATTTGCACTTTTGAACCCAATTTGTTGACTGTCAAAGAAAATGATAGTATTCATTTATGCATGAACAAAATGATGCTTAAAAATACACGACATTTGTTGGTACTGGATAATGATGATAAAAATGTCATTGGCTTGTTATCCATCAAAGATTTGATCAAAGAAGTACTGGGAGAAAAAGATGAATTGATTCAAAAATTGGGAAATTTTAATGTAGGAAAAGGAGGATTTTTTGAACAATATTAAACTTGTTGTTGACTTTGTAATTTTGCCAATACTTATTTTTGGTACCTGTGGCGCTGCGAAACCTTTTTAAACTAATGATAAAAAATTTCCAATAGTTGGTTTGATGGGCATCGAATAAATGGTAAATTTAAACCACTGAAAATTCGTTAAGGACTAGTATACACTTTGGAACGAGAGGTTTCTTGAAAATTTTTAGGGTCTGAATAACACGGTAATATAGTAGTACAAGGATATTGAAAACAAGTTGTCGATTTTTCAAAAAGTGCTTGATTCACGTCATTCGTTGTATCAATGGTAGATAATAAAGGACTATAACCAGCTTCTCTTTCCCATACATTTGGATGCATATCAGCGGCAACGCCTCTGAAAAACCGTTGATAAGGAAATACATTGACATCGGTTTTTGTTTTAAATATAATGTTGGGATTGGGGAAATACGGTCCTTGTGAATTAATTTTTTGTCGAATTTGATATTCAATTATTGATTTGTTACTCATTTTATAACAAGCAATTTTGTTCTAAAAAATTAAATTTTAATTAAAATAAATGGAAACAATAATCTTTATAACGACAGGTGATTGGGGAATGTCATCATTATTATACCAGCAAAATAAAAACAATTTAAGTAAACAAAAAGATGTCAACTTTTATATCCTGCTTGGGGACAATTTTTATCCTTCTGGAGTAAAAAGTACAGAAGATCCTCAGTGGGAATTAATGTATAAACCAACTTTTCCACCCACTATTCCATCTTTTGCAATTTTGGGAAATCACGATTATATTAATGACCCGCACGCGCAAATAAAATATTCTCAAGTTGCTCCAAGTTGGAAAATGCCATTTTATTATTACGATATGTTGATTCATTTGGCAGGAAATGAAACTGCACATTTCATATTTTTAGATACTTGCTTATTGGCGGAGGATATTACTATTAATTTATTGAGACATACAAGTCCCTTGTCCGTTTCCAAATATCTACAAATTGTCCAACAATATCAGAAAAAGCAAAAAGTTTGGTTGGAAAATGTCTTAAAGATGAGTAAATCCAAATGGAAGTTAGTATTTGGACATTACCCTGTATTTTCCAACGGACCTCATCAATTATCTAAAAGATTACAGGAATTTCTTGTACCATTGTTGATGAAATATAAAGTTGATTTTTATGTATCTGGGCACGATCATAACTTGCAACACCTCACAAAAAATAATACCAATTATGTTATTGCAGGCGCATTTTCAAGTTATTCTCCAAGAAATCCTGTAATGTATGAACATTTGGGATCTAGGTTTCAAGCATGCCAAGGTGGTTATGCTAAATTTAAAATTGGATTAAATGAAATTCGAATGCAATTTATTGCAAATAATAATAAAATTATTTATGACTATTTATGCAGCAAATTGTAAATCCATTAAATCGGTGGCAGTGTTTTGGGCCTTGTTATTGTAAAACTTGAGCCAAAACTTGTCATAACTGGTTCTGATTTTTCTGGCATTGTAAATGCTGGAACATTCAGTGCAAGGAGTATATAAGTCTTGGGTAGTATTGGCAGCAGAGTTAATTGGCATAGCAGCACAGTTGCTGTTATTTGAACATTGATAGTTTTCTTGTATAGTTGGTTGTTGATTTGACATTTTTTATTTTAGAAAAAAAATAAAAAAAAATTTAAAAGTTTTTTTTATACCGAAAAAACTAAAATAAAAACACATTTATACTTTTTTACAAGGCTGCCACGCCATTTTTGTAGTTTGCAAATTATTGTAG